TGACAAAATCTAAAAAATAGTCTATACATTAGGCTTGCAGGGGGATGATCCACCACAGATTCCCTCTGCTTAAAACCTATTGAAATCACCTACAATCTGATATAACACCTAATAAACAGGTTTTTATATGTTACAAAAATTAGGCTTTGCTCCAGGATTTAATAAACAAGTTACACAGACAGGCGCTGAAGGGCAATGGTTTGATGGTGATAATGTACGTTTTAGATACGGCACACCTGAGAAAATAGGTGGTTGGACGCAGTTAGGGGAAAATAAGCTAACTGGAGCCGCTAGGGCTATTCATCATTGGGACGATAACGCAGGTATTAAATACGCTGCAATAGGGACTAATAGAATTTTATATGTGTACTCCGGTGGTACTTATTATGATATTCATCCTATTCGAACTACACTTACGGGTGCAACTTTTACAAGTACATCTTCATCAAAAACAGTCACGGTAACATGTAGTGGAGTACATGGATTAACTGAAGACGATATCGTTCTGTTTGATGCTGTCAGTGGGGTGACTGCTGTAGGATCTACTTATAATGATGCTACATTTGAAGATATAAAATACATGGTTACGTCAGTTCCGACTGTAACAACTTTTACAATTACAATGGAAAGTACAGAAACAGGCACACCTTTATCTGGTAGCGGGTCTGCTTCTATTTTATGTTATTATACAGTAGGACCATCACAACAATTAGGTGGTTTTGGATGGGGTGCTGGTTTATTTGGAGGTACTTCGTTAGGTGCTGCGACTACAACTTTAGCTTCTACTATTAACGATGCTGTAACCGATATTCCTTTAACAAACTCAGCAGCTTTTCCTTCTGCTGGTGAAATAAGAATTGGTACAGAAGATATAAGTTTTACAAATAATAATACTACAACAAATATTTTAAGTGGGGGTGCAAGAGAAGTTAATGGCACTAGTAAAGCCGGACACAGTAGTGGTGATACTGTAACTAATATTTCAGAGTATGCAGGCTGGGGAGATCCCGCATCTACTGACTTTACAATTGATCCCGGTTTATGGATTCTTGATAACTACGGTACAAAATTAATTGCACTTATTTATAATGGTAAATGTTTTGAATGGGATGCTTCAGCAGCAGGGGCTGTTAATACAAGAGCTACAGTACTGGCAAACGCACCGACTGCATCTAGACATGTATTGGTTTCTACACCCGATAGACACTTAGTATTTTTTGGAACAGAAACAACAGTAGGCACAACATCAACTCAAGATGATATGTTTCTACGATTTTCTGATCAAGAAAATATTGATGGTACAGATGCTTATACAGTAAAAGCAGAAAACAATTCCGGTACCCAAAGGCTCGCAGATGGTTCTAAAATTATGGGTGCTATTAAAGGTAGAGATGCAATTTATGTGTGGACCGATACTGCATTATTTTTAATGAAATTTGTAGGCGGAGACTTTGTCTTTGCTTTTGAACAAGTAGGTACTAACTGTGGGTTGTTTGGTAAGAATGCTTGTATTGAGGTTGATGGTACTGCTTATTGGATGTCAGAGAATGGTTTCTTTACATACGATGGTCAGTTAAAATCTATGCCTTGTCTTGTAGAAGACCATGTCTACGATGATATAAACGCTACATCTAGAGACCTTATTAATGCAGGATTAAATAATTTGTTTGGTGAAGTTAGCTGGTTTTATTGTACAGCAGCATCAGATCAAATTAACAGAGTAGTTACTTATAACTATTTAGACTCATCACCTCAACGTCCTATATGGACAACAGGTACTTTACCTAGAGCTGCTTGGCAAGATTCTGCTGTCTTTGATAAACCACATGCAACATACTATAATCCTTCTGATGATGCCTCTTCAGATGTTATTGGTAATACGGACGGAAGTACTATATACTATAACCAGGAAACAGGGACCGATCAAATTAATGCCGGTGGTGTGACAACCGCTATTATAGGTAGCATTACTTCTGGTGATTTTGATATTACTCAACGTAGAAGTAATACAGGTCAAACCGTAGGAATGCCTGACATTAGAGGAGACGGTGAATACATTATGAGAATTAGTAGATTTATACCAGACTTTATTTCACAGACAGGAAATACTGCAATTAAATTTAAAACAAGATTATATCCAAACAGTAATGAAACAACTACTTCTTTTACATGTGATTCTACAACAACTAAAAAAGATGTAAGAGTAAGAGCTAGACAAATTGCATTAGAAGTTGCTAACACAACTACAAGTGAAGATTGGAAACTAGGGACATTTAGATTAGACATACACCCAGGAGGAAGAAGGTAATGGCTACAGACCAAGAGATACGAGACGCAGGTTGGTATGGAATACCACAACAAAAGTATTTACAAAATCCTTTTCAAATACCCACACCCGATGATGGCGGCGATGGCGGCGATGGCGGAGGTGGAGCTGGTATACCTTATACAAATGCTGCAGATAACTTTAGTTCAACAGGGAATGCTTTTGGTTATGGTACAGCAGTTCAACCTGGCGATAAAAGTGTAATAACTTCTGGACCTTACGAAGGACAATCAGGTTATTATAATTCTCTAAATTATACAGGCGGTCTTCCTGGAGATGCTTCTCAAAAAGGACCAGGAAGATATTTTGATTATGAATTTACGCAGCCGAATGCAGATGGTGATCTTGTTAATATTGCAACAGGAAACCCAGCTACAGGAGAATTTTATAAAGACTACACACTTCAACCTGAAAAAGAATTACCGAAATGGATGCAGTCAAGTCTAGCTTTTCTTCCTGGTGGAAGATTTGTAAAAGGTTATCTTGACAAAAAAATGAACCCAGGAATGACTGGTATGACAGCAGCAGAAATAGATAAAAATTATGGAGGAGGCGAGGGTGGTGCTACTTATGGTATAGCAGGATTAAGTGATACACAAAAACAATACTATGATGCTTTAGCTGGTCAAAACATGTTATTTAGTGGTCAACAAGGTTTTAAAACTTTAACAGGTAAAAACTTTACAGGTAAAGGTTATGTTGAGGGTCAGCTGGATATTTATAATGATTATCTTAGTGATGAATTTAAAAACATGACCGAGGAAGAAATAGACGCCGCTATAGCAAAACAAAAAGAAAACAAAAAAGGTCAATGGAAATGGAAAAAAATGAAAGAATCAAAAGCAATTTATGACGCAAATCAAAATCAAATAGAAAAAGCAGCAGCAGAATCTAGAAAAAAATCAGCAGAACTATATGATCCCAATGTACACGGAGACACTAATTATGGATTAGGTGCTGATAATCAGCAATCTTATGCTAATCCAGAGACTCCTGGAATTGGATGGAGTGCAACTGGTAGCGGTCCAGTAAGTAATAAAACTGGTAAAGGAAGAACGGATTGGGCTGATGGTGGTAGAATCTATTTAGATCTAGGAGGACTAGCAAGTATTCTATAATGGCAAAGATTGTACAATCATTAACTAGAGCTGAACCAGAATACAATCAAACTAACTTACAATCGTTGGTCAGGGATCTTGATTCAGTAATAAAAAAATTAAACACAACTTTTCAAGCAGAAGTAAAACAGGAGATAGAAGCTAAGAGTTTCTTTTTAGAATAATGGCAGTAGTAAACCAATATAAATTTGTAGGTAAAGATAACAATACTACAGGAAGTGCATTAACTGTTTTTGCCACAGGTAAACCAGAAGTTAATGAGACTATAATTATTAAATCAATTCTAGCTACTTCTGCTGGCACACCTACAGTAACAGTTTTAAACAATAGTATTACAGCTATCAAATCAGCACAGTTGACAGCTAATACAACTAAAGAATTACTAACCCAACCTTTAATCGTAGAAGGCGGATCAGCTTTTACAATACAATCAAGCACTACAGATTCATTTGATTTTGCGGTTAGCTTTTTAAACATTAAAAAGGAGAAAATAGACTAATGAAAACTACAATAATAGACGGTTATGAAATACCTGAGTTAGATGCGACTAATGTAGAGACTACTTATAGGCATTTAAAAACAGGTGAAATTTTTAAGGAAAGAAAAGACTGGGAAGCTAAGGGTTTTAAGAACGAAGAGATGGCACAAGACGTAAAAGTTATAATGCCAGCTCTTGATTTGTTCTCAAAAACCAAGTAAACATAGGAATTAAGGTAAAATTATGGCAATATCAAACATGCAACAACCCCAACAAATACAATCAGGAATAGGTTCCTTACAGGACCCTAGACAACGTTATTTCTTAGGGAAGCTTGTTAAGAAAGCTGGTCGTGCCATAAAAAAAGTTACTAAAAGTCCTTTAGGTAAGATGGCTTTATTGGGTCTAGGTGCTTATGGACTAGGTGGTGCAAAATTTTTAGGTGGTCAAGGTATATTTGCAGGCGGTCAAGGTCTTGGTCGTTTTGCTAATCTTAAAAATTTATTCATGCCTTCTTATAAAGATTTTGCAGGGAAAGAAAAATCCGGTTTATTAAAATCTCTTATGTTTGATAAAGACAATAAGTTTAGTTTAGGAAGAGCAGCTATGTCTGGCCTAGGTGCTACGGCTCTTGCAGCTCCATTCTTAATGGGTGGTGATGATGAAGAGGAAGAAGTAGATGTCATGGATCCAAGATACCAAGTACAACGTGCGAAAAATTATTACAGCGGTGCAGGTGATGCAGGTGCTGGTTTAGATTTCATGCCACAGAAAAAATATGTAATGCAAAATTTTTATGCTGCTGACGGTGGTCGTGCAGGTTATGCAAATGGTATGATGGTTGAAGATGAAGAAGAAGAATTTATAAGAAGTGGTGCAGGCAGATCTTTTAGACAACCTAAAACATTTTTAAACATGGGTGGTGGCGCAGGTCAACAACAAGCAGAACAAATGCTTATGATGGAATATGTAAAATATAAAAACAAAGGCGGCACATTATCTTTTGAACAATTTGTAAAAGCAGTAATGCAACAGCAACAAGCACCAGAAGGTGCAGGTATGGAGCAACCAGAAGCAGTTCAAATGGCAGCTAATGGTGGGAGAATAGGTTACGCTGGTGGACAACTAGTAGGTCCAAGTGCTGATGGTTCAAGACCAGGTTACAAAGGAAGACCAATAGATAAATTTGATTTTCTAAATCAAACTGGACCTATACAAGATCGTCACAAAGAAATTTTAGAAAATATGACTGAAGAAGAAATAAAAGAATTAGAAGAACGAGGTACTCTTTTTGACTTTATTGAAAATATAATAAAGATTCCTTACATTATAAGAGGTGGAGACATTAAACCTCCATTCTATAAAGCTGATGGTGGTAGAATAGGTAAACAAGAAGGTGGTATCATGGAAACTGAACAAGCATCAGAATTAATTGACATGGGCGGCCAAGAAAAAGATTACAGAGAAACAGGTGGTTTTGTTGACTTAGGTGGCAAAGAAAGAGCTGACGATGTACCTGCCAGACTATCTAAAAATGAGTTTGTATTTACAGCAGATGCTGTTAGAAATGCAGGAGGCGGTGATATAGATAAAGGCGCTGAAGTTATGGAGAACATAATGAATAATTTAGAACAAGGTGGTGAGATTTCTGAAGAGTCACAAGGTTTAGAAGGAGCACAAGCAATGTATGAACAACAACAAATGTTACAATCGAGGATGATATAATGTCAGTACAAGATTATTTAGAACCGGCAATAAAAGATTACGCAGATCAGGCCAAAGCCACGTATTCGGCACCTATTAATACGGATACTTTTACAGGTCGTCAATTTGTAGCTCAAGAAGATCCTTTACAAACACAGGCAATTAATATTGCACAACAAGGTGTTGGTTCTTATTCACCTTATTTAAATGCAGCTATTGGAGCACAAGGATTAGGTGCTCAAGCTTTAGGACAATCAGCAGGTACTATTGGTGGGCTGGGTGCTTATCAAACTGGAGCACAAAACATTGCAACAGGTGCAACTGGTATGACAGGACCACAAGCTTATCAACCTTTCATGTCTCCGTATCAATCACAAGTTATTGATGCAACTTTAACTGAGTACGATAAACAAGGAAGAGCAGGAGAACAAGCTATTAAAGATCAAGCTGTAGCTTTAGGTGGTTTTGGTGGTGGTAGAGAAGGTGCGATGTTAGGTCAATATCAATCAGATAGACTAGCAGATAGAGCAGCACTACAAGCTTCAATGTTACAACAAGGATTTGGACAAGCACAACAACAAGCACAACAGAATTTTCAAAACCAACAAAACTTATTCGGTATGCAACAAGGATTGTTCGGGCAACAGGGACAACTGAGTGCAGCACAACAAGGATTAGCTGGTGCGTATGGTAATCAAATGAATCAAATGTTTGGTCTATCAGATTTTGGTAGAACAGGTATGGGTCAAGACGTTTCTGCACTAGGATCTCTTGGTGCATTAAGACAAGGTATGAGCCAAGCAAACTTAACAGCTGATCAACAAGCAGCACAAACTGGAGCTTATGAGCCTTACGGAAGAATGAGTCAATACGGTAATACATTGACTGGTTTAATGGGCGGTGTAGCAGGATCACAATATCA